CGTCAACAAATGATTTGCGGTCCGGCCCGTGGTTCATCGTGCGGGAGCCTTGTTTGCTATCTCCTAGAAATCACCACGATCGATCCGATAAAATACAATTTGTTGTTTGAGCGCTTCATCGACATCACCCGCAATGATTTGCCGGACATTGATTTGGACTTTTCGGATCAAAACCGTCATTTAGTTTTCGAATACATGGAGGAAAAATATGGGAAGGAACGAGTCGCTCGACTGGGAACTGTTGCGTTATATCGCCCACGTTCAGCAATTGATGAAGCAGGAACTGCGCTGGGTATTCCAAAATACCTCTGCACTCGAGTCCTTGACAGCCTCATCATTCGATCTTCCGGAGACTCTCGAGCAATGCATACGCTTGAGGACACATTTACGTCGACTGCTGCAGGAAAGGAGATTTTGGAAAAATATCCAGAGATCCTTATTGCCACCAAAATGGAAGGCCACCCTCGACACTACTCGCAACATGCAGCGGGAATTGTTGTTACTGCAGATCCAGTCACTGATTACGTGGCTGTCGACGCTCGCACGGGAGCAACTCAATGCGACAAAAAAGATGCAGAAGAACTTAATCTACTTAAAATCGATGCCCTTGGGCTCACGCAACTTTCCGTTTTTGAAGATGCCCTCCTCTTGGCCGGAAAAGACATCCATTTTCTCGAGCGTGTCCCGCTGGATGACAAGCCTTCTTTCGAGGTGATCAATAAAAAACAGTTCTCCGGCATTTTTCAGTTCAATGGCCCAGCATTGCAGTCGATCTGCAATCAGATCAAAATTGAAAACCTCGAGGACATCATCTCCGTGACTTCGCTCGCTCGGCCCGGCCCGATGGCTTCCGGCGGAACGAACGAATGGACAAAGCGGAAAAATGGCAAGGCGGTCGAATATCCTCATCCCACGTTTGAACCATACCTGAAAACCACGCTGGGCATGGTCGCTTATCAAGAGCAGGTCATGCAAATCTGCCGCGAAATCGGCGACATGAGTTGGGAAGATGTTTCGACGCTCCGCAAGGCAATGAGCAAATCGCTCGGCAAAGAGTTTTTCGATCAATATGGCAACAAATTCAAAGAAGGTGCCATGCGGCGCGGAATGTCCGGCCCGATGCTGGACAAAATTTGGGACGATCTCTGCGCATATGGAGCTATGTGTTTCAATCGCTCGCATGCGGTGGCTTATGGGATCATATCCTATTGGTGCGCATACATGAAGGCGCATTTCCCTCTCGAGTTCGCCGCAGCCACGCTGACGCATGAGCCGGATCCCGCGAAACAAATTAAAATCCTCCGGGAAATGAATGAAGAAGGAATCGAATACATTCCGGTCGACCGCGAGCTTTCCGTGGACAAATGGACGGTAGGCTGGAAAGATGGCAAAAAGGCACTCGTCGGCCCGGTTCAAAACGTGCGCGGCATTGGGCCGAAAATGGTTCAGCAAATCATGGCTTCGCGAGTCAGGGGTGAACCTTTGCCAGCGAAAGCGGAAAAGATGCTTGCCCATGCGACGACCGAGATCGACAGCTTATGGCCCATCCGCGATGCTTTCAATCGGATCATGCCAGATCCTTCGGAGCGAAACATTTTCACGCCGCCCACAAAAATTATTGACGTGGTGACGAAGGGCTACGACTACGATGTTCTCGTTTTTTGTACGCCCCGGCAAATTAAGCCGCGCGATGAAAATGAAGCCGTGAACGTGGCCAAGCGCGGCGGCAAGGAGGTCGTCGGGCCCACGCAATCGCTGAACCTCACGCTCGCCGACGACACGGATGTCATTTTCGGGAAGGTGGACAGGTTCCAGTTCGAGCGAATGGGCAAAGAGTTCATTGATCGAGGCAAGCCGGGCAAAGCGCTCTACGCGATAAAAGGTCGGGTTCCGCCCGACTTCCGGATGATCCGGGTTTCACAAATACGTTTCATTGGTTACACTGACGATATAGAGGACAAAGAAAATGCGCATCAAGTCACTGAATGATATTCCTGCGGTCGCTTCCTATTTGAAAAGGATCGGGGCCGAGCCACGCTCTCTGCGCACAGCGGTGGTGAGGGAAAACAAAGGCCCATATTGGGAGGACATCGCGGTCATCTTTTTTGAGCAAAACGGAACGGTGAAAGCGCCGGACAACTATGCTCCCACGGAAAAAGAAAAGCTCGCCATCGAGGTCGATTGCCAAAGCGTTCAATGGCCCCAGATCCGTTTGCTTAAAAATGTGGTCGATTTGCCGGATGAGGTGAAAAAACTTCCGCCACGCAACGTGTTCGAGTTCCGGAACCTGAACGATGAAATCATCATGCTTCAAACTCGCGTCGATCTCGGCGAGGGCGAAAAGAAATATGTCCCGTGGACCTATTGGGACGATGGCCAATGGCGCAAGATGGAAAGCGAAGGGCCGCTTCCGCTTTGGGGCATTGATCAGCTGAAAAACAACACGACCGTTTTCATTCATGAAGGCGCGAAAGCCGCACGCGCCATGCGGGAAATGGTCGAGGGCAAATCGCCAGAGATGAAAAAGAAGCTCGCCGCGCATCCATGGGGCGAGGAGCTTTCCGCCGCCGCGCACATCGGTTGGATCGGAGGAGCGCTGAGCCCATCCCGCACGGACTGGACAATGCTTCAAAAATTGGGGGTGAAACGTGCATACATTGTATCTGATAATGACGCGCCCGGCATTGCGGCGGTTCCTGCGATCTCTTTCCATCTCAGAATACCAACTTTTCACGTGCAGTTTACTTCAGAGTGGCCGCAGGGCTTTGACCTCGCCGATGACTTTCCGAAAGTTATGTTCAAAACCGTGGAAGGACGCGAGTATTATACTGGTCCATCGTTCAGAAGCTGTCTGCATCCTGCTACTTGGGCGACCGACCAGATCCCTAACCCTCGCGGCAAACCATCGATCGTCCTTCGTAAGAATTTTAAAGAAATGTGGACATATGTCGAAGAGGCCGACCTTTTCGTTTGCACGGAAATGCCGGAAATAATTCGAGCCGAAAACATCATGAACAAAATGCTTTCGGCATTCAGCAATACGAATCAAACGTCTCAGCTGATCGTGAAGGCATATAACGGGCGCTCCGCGAAGCTTTGCTACCGTCCGGACATAAAAGGCAAGATCGTGACGGACAGCACGACCTCCGCGATCAACCTCCACACCCCAACCCATGTGAAAAGCAAGCCGGGCAATGCGGAACCTTTTCTCGAATTCATGCGTTATATGTTCCCGAATGACAGCGAGCTGAAAGAAGCGCTCCGTTGGTGTGCAACGCTCATTGCGCGGTTGGATGTCAGAATGGAGTATGGGCTCCTTCTCGTCAGCGAACGCCAAGGCGTGGGCAAAACCACGCTCGGGAGCTCCATCCTCGGCCCATTGGTGGGGATGCAAAACGTGGGCTTCCCGACTGAAAATCAGATCGTTCAGTCCGAGTTCAATGGTTGGCTCGCCAACAAGCGCCTCATCGTGATCAATGAGATCTATTCAGGCCATAGTTGGAAAGCATACAACAAGCTGAAGTCTGCGATCACCGACAAAGAGGTCGAGGTGAATGAAAAATACCAGCGGCCCTACATCATCGAGAACTGGTGCCACGTGTTCGCTTGCTCGAACTCGATGCGAGCGCTGAAGATCGAGGAGGACGATCGTCGGTGGTTTTATCCAGAAGTCACCGAAGAAAAATGGCCGCGCAATAAGTTCGAGAGTTTTCATAACTGGCTCAAAAGTGGTGGCTTAAATATAATTAAGAGTTGGGCCGAGAACTATGGCGACTACGTTTTGAAGGGCCAACCTGCTCCGATGACAGAGCGCAAGAAAGAGCTTATAGTGGCCTCTCGGACGGAAGGTCAGCAAGAAGCCGCAATCCTCGCCGAAGCAATGAATCGCCAAGAGGAGCCGCTTGTGCTCACGATGAAGGATATTGTGGAATGGGTCAGGTCTTCTATTCAGGGTCGGCTTTATGACACGGACCTTGAGCTCCGGAAGGCGATGAAAGAGGTGGGAGCCGTTTGGTACGAAGACAGGTTTCTCATCGGAGGTCGACTTCAGCTCGCGGCGATGAATTGCCGGGCGCTGGATATGATGAAAAACAAACATAGCTTAAAGGTCATAAAGAACGTGGTCGGCTTGACCAAAACGGAAGAGGAACCTGAAGTCGCGCTTCAACGCAAATCGGCAGTCATTGATGATTTGCGGAGGATGATGAAAAAACCCGGCGATGTCGCCAATGCTAGCATGTGAAAAGGAGGTTGAGATGAAAAAGACAGTGTTCACGAAAGTTTGGATGAAAAGCAAGGCTTACAAAAAAGTGATGAAACTCATGGGGCGGTGTTTGAAGTCCGGCGGATGGGTTGAATTCGATCAGTCCGGTGAGTTCATCGACTGCACGCTGAATTGGGAGGATCCGAATGTATGATTTCATTTTTAATCGTTTTAAGTCCCGCAATCGGGACGGGGATCATGCTTTTGGGGATGTGTCTCACAGAACTGATCAAGCCCGAATCATCGTCCATTACCACGGAGCGGAACTCCTCACTGTCGCCTATCGATTGGGAAAAAAGGAAGGGCTTCTGGCGAAGATTAAAAGAGCGTTGGTGAAACGCAGGAGGCCGCTCCATGATCCGTATTGATCCGCCGCTCCCGCTGGAAACCCCCAAAGGGAAGGCCATGGCCCATTTTCTCATAGATTACGGCCCAGAGCACCATTTGCTCTGGGTTTGTTTTCAAGATTTGACCGGGGAATGCTGGACTTGGGCCAATCCAGAGGTCAGATTGCAGCTAAATTCGTCAATGTTAAGAACGACTTATAAAAAAGATGACATTTTGTGAAAAAAATCGTTTTCTTTTTTGTACAGTTCGGGCATAAGGATGTCATCGGGCTGGTCCGCCGATTCGAACACGGGCCTACAACGGAGAAACAAAATGTCGAACGTAAATGCTCTTGCTGACCAATACGGCGCAATCAAGACCCAGATCGAAGCGCTCACCGCTCAACTCAAAGAAGTTCACAAAGACATCGTCGCCACTGGCACTGACCGCATCGTTGGCGAAAACTTCCTTGTCATGGTCAACCTCCGCAAAAACACCGAAATGTCCGAAGAAAAAGTCATGGCGACTTTCGGCGTTACCCTCGCTCAGTTCAAAAAGATGTCCGATGCCTGCAAGATCGAAAAAGATCCTTCGGTCGTCGTCACCTATGAATCACGTGTTTGAGGGAGGAAAAGATGTCCTACGCAACAAGCAAACATTTCGCTGGCGGAAAAGAAATCATCGTCTATCATATTTTCCCACCAGTTCCCGTTCGCCACTGGGATTACCAAGCCATCCTTGGAGAAGATCACGATAACGAAGATCCGATCTACGGCCAAGGGGCCACCATTGAAGAAGCAATCCAAAATCTTATCGAGATCATTGAGGACGAACAATGAAAACTTTTACCGCACATTTCGCAGGGAAGGAATTCGGCGCAATCAAGGCCTATCCCTCCCGTACCCTCGCCAACAAGCATGGCAATGGGTTCACGATTTTCTCCGACGAAGCTGATCTCATCGAAAACGAGAGTTTAACTTTGTCGCAGATGGTGACGTTCTACAATCACCACAATAAGGCCCAGCCAGTGAAAAATTTCTCTGACCGGGAAACTGCTGCAAAGCGTATTTTCACCCTCGCTCAAGCCAAGGCTGAGCTCATTCAAATCCAGAAGGAAACACCTGCTATGACTACTGCACCGAAGGAAACTGTTAAGGAAACTGTTGCCACCTTGAAGAAGGCAAAGGTTGCCGCCCCGAAGAAAAGTGCCGCTCCGAAGGCTGAAAAGGCTCCACGCAAGTCCGAGTTTGCTGGCGTGAAGATCTTCCCGAAGGAAGGCCTGACTGAAAACCCACGCCGCGAAGGTGGCTTCGGATACAAGGCCATGGCTTTCATCATGGAAAATCCGGGTATCTCGTATGAAGATTTCGTCGCGGCAGGTGGTCGCCGTCAGGACCTCGCTTGGGACCTAATGAAAGGCAACGTCACTATTCAAAACTGAACCCAACGGGCCGGGTTCGTCCCGGCCCATTCACCCAACACCGTAAAAAATAGGAAAATTCAAAATGGCACACGAAGTTGAAACAATGGCATTTGCAAACGCAGTTCCTTGGCATGGCCTCGGCAATCGCGTCGACCCAACGGTATCCGTGGACGACATGCTCGTCGCTGCAGGATTGGATTGGGAAGTCAAGCTCCGTCCTTTATTCGCCCAAGCGGAAGACGGCTCAATGGTCAAGCTTCCGCTCCGCCGCGCTCTGGTGCGTTCGTCCGACAACAAGGTCATGACGGTCACAGGCGACATGTGGAAGCCATTCCAAAATAAGGATGCGCTCGAATTCTTCCGTGAATACACGGAAGCTGGTGGCGCAAAGCTCGAAACCGCCGGGTCGCTCCGTGGGGGCAAAATGGTTTGGGCCTTGGCCTCGATCCAAGAAGGCTTCACTGTGAACAAAACGGATCATTCCAAGGGCTATGTTTTGCTCACCTCGCCGCATGAAGTCGGCAAGTCGATCACCGTCCGCACCACGGTCGTTCGGGTTGTTTGCGCCAACACCATGGCCATGGCTCTCCGTGGATCGGAAGCGGATTATTCGCAAAACCATCTTAGCAAATTTGACGCTGCCGCCGCGAAGGAAACGATCGGCCTCGCTCGCGAACAAATCGTTCAGGCTGGCCTCGATGCAAAGGTTCTGAGCCAACTCAAAATGTCCGAGTTCGACACAGTTCGTTTCCTCGCAAAGTTCTTTCAGCCTATGCCGGAAACGATCGTCGGTCAAAATGACCAAAAGGACTGGGTCAGTGGCCTGTTGAACGATCCGGGTGCAATCGACAAGCGCTTCGATCAGGTCCTATGGTCCGTGAAAAAAGCTCCGGGGGCTGTCCCCGGCAATGCATGGGGCGTCCTCAACGGCGTGACACATTGGGCCGATCACGTGGCCGGAAATAAGTCCGAAGCTCGACTCTACAACGCATGGTTCGGCGACAAAGCAAAGCTCAAGCTCGACGTGCGTGACGAGCTCCTTCAGCTCGCCGCCTGAGCCAAAAAACTCGGCGGGAACGGTAAGTCATTGAAATCGCTATTTACCGTTTCCGCCAGAAGTCTTATTTCATCTGTTCCTACCTCTTTATCTTTTAGAAATTAAAGAGAGAGAAAGGGCTGGAACTAAGGTTCGGAATGGAAACGGTAAATGAATCTTTTGATCGAAGGCAATCGCGTAAAAACCACATCGGATTATGACGTGCGGATGATTCGGGCGCTTCCAAGGCTCGAGGGCATGAAACGGTGGGCGAGCGGCAAAGTTTTCACGTTCGAAAACACCCCTTACAACATTGAGGTTTGGAAATCCGTATTTCCTTTCGCCGAGGTGAAGGGTATGACGGGCGCTACGGCCCCTAGGGAGGCCACCAGCGGCTCTTCCGCGCCCGACGAGGCCCGACCCACCTTCGCCTTCAAAACGCCGCCCAGAGCCCACCAGACTCGCGCTTTGGAAAAAATGTTCAAAAAGGGTGAATACCCCGACTGTTTCGGCCTGTTCATGGACATCGGCACAGGCAAAAGCTGGACGGGAATTGCGATGATGGGCATCCGTTGGTGCGATGGGCTTTCGGACCATGTGCTTTTGGTTGCCAAGAACGGCGTCCACGCTCAATGGGTGAACGAGCAAATCCCGAAGCACATGTCGGATGTCGTGCCATGGAAGGCTTGGGTCTGGAACAAGACCAAAAAGGGCGAACGCGAATTCGAGGAGATGATGCGGTTCAAAGGGCTGAAAATTTTCGCAATCAATATTGATGCGTTGATCACTGGCCCGGCAGAAGAAAAGATCCTGCGTTTCCTGAAAGCCGCCAAGGGCCGGGCGACCATGATCGTCGATGAGTCGCAAGACATAAAAAACATCACGGCCTCTCGCACCAAAATGGCAATTCGCTATGGGGCACTGTGCAAATACAGGATGATCATGACTGGCACGCCGCTCGCCAAAAACCTCGTGGACGCATTCAGCCAATTCAAATTTTTGGACGAGCGCATTTTCGGCCACCGTTATGTGACCACGTTCCGTTCGCGGTATTGCCAGTTGCGCGACAACGGGTTCGGCCTCGAGATCGTGGGCCACAAAAACGTCGAGGAATTTTATCGCAAAATTGAACCGCATATTTTCCGAATAAACGCCGACGAGGTTTTGGACTTGCCGCCCAAGGTTTATGTCCAGCAACCTTTCACGCTTTCCGATGAACAGAAAAAATTGATGAAGGATTTGCGCCAGACGTTCATGGCACAAACGGCGGGTGGCGTCACGCTTTCCGTTCCCAATGCCGCCGCGCTCGTGACGAGGATGCAGCAGATCTCCTGCGGCTTCGCGGTGGACGAGAACGGAATTGCTCGCGACCTACCCAACCCCCGGCTCCAAGAACTCCTGAACGTGCTGGATCAGCGTTCGGGCAAGGCCATCATCTGGTGCCGCTTCAACGAAGACATAAAACGAGTTATGAAAACCCTTGGCCCATCAGCCGTGGACTATTATGGAGGAACATCCAACAATGATAGACAAAAACATATCACGGCATTTCTCGATCCCGGAAGCAGCATCACTTATCTCGTGGCATCGCCCGAGGCGGCGGGTACTGGACTTAACCTTCAGGGTATCTGTCGGACAAACATCTACTATTCAAACAGCTTCAATAGTCTTGCAAGATGGCAATCTGAAGGAAGAACATGGCGCGACGGAACCACTGGAAGTGTCACTTATATCGATCTCGTTGCAAAAGGAGCTCCGGACGCTCGGATCTTGAAAAACCTTCAGGACAAAAAATCAATTTCCGATCTCGCATTGGATGAATACCGCAAACTCATCATGATGGAGGAAGCCGATGAAATTTTCGAGTCGTGAAAAACTTTTGATTGAATTCATGCAGCGTCACGCTGGTCAAGAGTTTACGATTGATGAACTTATGAAAAATATGAACCGCAGAGTTCGAGTCAAACCTGAATATTTTCGACAGTCCATTTTGTCCTCGTTGGGCAAGCTCCGTGGAAAACTGTCGATTTACGGAATCGATCTGGTGACGGTCTCACCAGTCGGTCGTGGACACAAAGCCATCTATTTTATCGATGGAAGGATCTCCACGTTAATTACCTGAAAAACGAAAAGGAAAATTGAAATGCGTATACCAAATAACCCATCAGTCTTGGCTCAAGTGAAAGTCATGCTTCATAAAATGCCTCTCGGGACCTCGCTGACGCTTCACGATGTCATGCGTGCTTTCCCTGACCAAGATGAAACGACGTTGTCTGCCGCGCTTTCCACGCTTGCGAACAATCGTTTCATGGAAGTCGAAGACAGCAAGGTGTTTTCTGTTTTCGTTGGCAAAGACGGTCGCCAACGGGCCAGCAACCTGAAATCATATAAACTTGTTGAATATCCTGAAGGCGGATTGCATACCAAACCTGCGATTTTCAACCGTGCGAAAAGTGGCGCTTCTGCTCTGGTCATTTCCGCGAAAGACGTTCCGCTGAAAGCCGGAGAAAAGTACGACAAAGCATTCGCCTTGAACCCAAATTTGAAATGGGATCCGGAGCCATTGTTCAAAATGGCAAATGACGTTACTTACGTTTGCGATTTTCCGGTCAGGGATGAGATGGCTGGAGAGCGCTCAAGGACAGTTTACGAATGGACGATTGCCAATCGGTTGAAAAACTTCAACCCCATTCGTGACATTTTGGTAATTTATGGTGACCCGATGGTTCTTGCGATGGCAGTTTTCTATCTCGCAATGAAGCAAGTTAAAAGACTGAAAATTGCTCGGTTTTCATTGAGAACAAATTCATACGAAATTCGCGAGATTGCAATCGCTGATTTCGCAATATGAAAAAGGGCCGGGGAGCGGTTTCGCTCAACCCGGCCAAGTTTACTCAGGCTGCACTGGGAGGCTCAGCAGCCTGAGTATCTTCATTCGCTGCAACTGGTGCAGCATTCGCAGCGGTTTCAATTTGCGGTTTGGCTTGGCCATGAAGCAGCTGAATGAGATCAGCAACCTCTGCATAAACTCCCGCTCCAAGATGTTTCAAAACAGTGTTCACGTGAGCCACCGTGAGTTTCAAGTCGAGTTCAAAATTTTCCATAATTTCCCTCAGATGTGTTTGTTGGCCACAGCCAATGCTTTCGCAACAGTCGTATCGTCCAAATTCAAAAGCGGTGCGGTATCTTTAGTTTGCTCGCTTTTCACACGATTGGCAAGCGCGATTAATCTTTCTGCCGATGCTTTTGGATTTTTGCCTGTGCGTCCGCCGCTCGCTCTTCCGACGCGACCGCCTTTGAAAAAAGCACGACCGCCTTTTTTCCAACCACGACGAATTTTGTCGTTCGCGTTAAAATTTTGTTCGTTTGATAAACCCAAGTTAATCCCCCTGTAAACTGCACCATAAAGTGGATTCGTCCGCATCAGCCGCGAAAGCTCCGCGAGGTCGCGAACATTTCCCGTCGACATTTTCAACACGATGTCATTCGCCGCCCGTTTCACTGCCGAATCATTCACCAGTTTTGCGGCAGTTCCCATTCCGGCCAACGCGCCAACCCCCGCCAAACCTGCTGCTGTCATGAGGTTCGAGTTGATTAGAAAGTCCTGCAAATAATTCGCTGCAACCGGAAGACCCGACCCGGCCCCTGCCGCCAAAGCAGTTATCATATTTGGATGACGCTGAGAAAATGAGGGCGGTGCGCTTTTTATGTCGACATCCCAAGCTGGAATATTTGCTCGCGTTTGAGCGGCCAAAACTTTTCCGCGCAATGCGTCGTAGTCCGACAAATCGATCGAGCCATCCGGAGCACGTTTGCCGAGCAACATTTGCATTTTACGGTTGAACGTAGCGTCCGTGTCGAATTTTTTCGCTGCCCAATTCAATCCGCCTTTGTTGTCGTCGGAGATTATTTTGTTGAATTGGTTCAACGCGCCATAGGTCGCCGCCCCGCGCTCGTCAGGATCCAAGCTATCGAATGCACGTTCGGAGGCTTGTGCTTCGCTTGCGGTTTGCGGTTCTTCATTCAAAAAATTCTCACCGACCCCAATGATGTTGTCCGCATTGAAATGATCCTGAGCGATACCACGCGCATTTGCCGAAAGCGATTGGCCATCGACCGTCATGTGTTTGTCGAGAGCGCTTTTTATTCCTTGAGCGGCATCGCGAGCGTTGCTGATGTTTATTTCATCCGTCGGCAAATTCGCATTTTTCAAAAATGCTGAATCGCGAAGCTGACGATAAACTTGCTCGTAATAAGCATAATTGCCCGGTGTTGTGTCGGTTGGGACAACAATATCTTTGTAACGAGGATTGCTTGGGTTGCTGGCGATTGCATCTTGAATTTGCTTTTCCGCAGCATTTACGATTGGTGTTTCCGCGTATCCTCCGAAAACATCTCTCGGAACGGCTTGACCGGGGGCGCTCGATTTCGCGGCATCGTAGGCTGCAGTTTTCCGACTGCTGAATTCGTTATTGATTGCTTCTTGCGCTTCGAGGGCATTGTTCGAAGGAATTTTTGTTATTTTTTCAATGTCCCCAGTGATGTCGTTCACCAACTGACCGCGCAACTGCCCATGGTCCATGGCACCTTTTGCTGTGCGGTTGAATTCAGCAAAATCGCCCGTATCGGTTGCGACTTGGGACTGCTGTTTTGCGAGACGACGCAAAGCGCTTGCGTTCGGACGATTGAAAGGAATGTCCGTGATTTTCATGTCCGGCGTGATTTTCGACGGATCAATGTTTCCTGTGCGGACATCCTCGTCGTAGGCTTTTTTCAATGCTGAAACATAGCGCGATTCGCTGTCGTTCAATGTGGCAAAAGTTCCTGCGCCTGTTTCGCCAAGGATCTGACCGACCAATGGGATGGCGGCTCCTGCGCCGGGCAAAACTGATTCCGCGCCACGGCCAATTTGCTCGAGGCCAGCTCCTGTCACTGCACGAAAAGGTGTACCAAAGGCGGATTTGGGGGACAAAGCGGCCCATGTGCCACCAGCCTCGATGTCGCTCGCGATGTTCTTTTCGGATTCCGTTTGGGGCGTGTAAAGATAAGGCGCGACACGTTGTTTTGCCTCAGCCGAAGTGCCAACGTCCATCGGCATCCAGCCGAACCCTGCCGCCATCCCCATAACATCCGGATGCTCTTCAGCCCATTGTTGGGCTTGAGCGGTACGGGCGCGGGTTTTCGAAGCCATCGCTTGCGAAGGTGTTTCCGGCAAAGCATTTACGTCCCCCGGCGCAACCGTTGGTGCGGGTTGCTGAGGTTTTTCTTCACCGAATATTTTTCCATATCCCCATGAGCCAACGTCCTTGGCCATTTGGACAGTGTCGGGAATACGATAAGCCGTGTTCAATGCGACGTTCGCGAGGCCTGTTCCGGCGGATTTTATTCGGCCCATATAATTTGCGTATGGGTCGGGCTTCGGCGGAACAAGGGCTGGGGTTCCTTCCGTGGCGGAAGGTGTGGGTTGATTGGATTCGATCTTGTTCGCCGCCAACGAGGATTCATAATGCTGTGGCATACCAAAAGTCGTTTCCGCGAAAGGATCCGAAGAAGGCGCAACGCCTCTTGGTTTGCCGAGAAAATCAATATTTCCAAATGGATCAGGATTCGTCTCATTGCTCATTATTGCGCCCCTGCGTATTGTGTGCGGATCCGTGGGAAATAACGGAAGATCGATGGATCAGCACCGAATTCTGCCGCGATTGCTTTCAGCTGTTTGCCGCTCAGCTTGTCGCCATAACGCTGAAGGAATGAGAACATCGTTGGCATTGGCTTGCCTGTTTCTGGATCTTTTATTGGATCCGCAGAAGCCGTCACAGGCGGCGTTGTCATCATTTTTTCGAGAACGGTTGCTTCTTTGGCTTGAAGCGGTTGAGCGCGGCGATTGTATTGTTCAGCAAAATTTTCGCCAACGTATTCGCTTTCAGGCAAAAATTTTCCGGCAGCGCCTGTGGAGGAAACCATATATCGAGCGAGGCGATTTTGATCGATTGGCATTTGCGTATTTGTCATGATTTGAGCCATGTTTTTCGCGGAGCCAAGTTGCGTATTGTTTATCCAAGGATAAGTTTTCGCCAAAATATTCAGCTTCCCGACCGTTTGGTTGTCGCCAGCTTTTTGAGCGGCGTCCAAATTTTGAGCGTAAATCTTTTGAGCTTCTTCCAGAGCAGCACCTTCTTTGTAGTGATAGCCCGGCCCACCAAACTTTCTCGAAATGTCGTCGAGCGCCGAACGCAATCCTTCGAACCATTCAGCGTATTTGCCGCCGCCCGTCAATTCATGGTCGTCGCGCGATGTCAAAATGTCAGCATAAATGCCGTTGTTTTTCTGAACAGGGGCAGCATCCAATGCAGCTTGGCGATATGTATTCGTCAGGTTCGGGCGAACCGTTTGAAGCGAGGAAAGATCCGGCGTTCCGTCTGGCTTGCGGTATTTTCCAGCCAACTGAATTGTTTCCGCCGCAACCGCTTTCTTTTCCTCGTCCGAAAGGGCCATCGGATCTTCGGCGTCGATGACGCCCTTCTCGTCACCCGTGAGCGGGGCAACAGGCGGCGTTTTCGTTCCGCCGAGCCCAGTCGCCGTTCCGGTGTCGCCAGCGGCTCCAGCGAGGCCCGTTGCGGTTCCTGCTTTGCCTTTAACTCCGTAGTTCCAGAGTTTGACTTGCTCAGGATGCGTGAGTTTAAGAATTGAATATTCTTGAGCGCCCATTGGCATTGGTTTGCCGTCTGGCCCTTCAACGAGAACGTCACCGTTCGGCAAGAAGTTTTCGCGTGGAATACCCTGAAGAACAGCCATCGTTTCGGCACGAGTTTGTTCAGTTTGAGCTTGTTGAGGCTGGAGTTGAGAATATGCTGCTGCGCCTCCCACGAGCCCTTCGCCGAGAGCTGGCAGGAGATATGGGCTTTTCGATGAAAGCATCGAACCAAGTCCCGCCAAAGCCGGAACCCAGAGATTCGAATCTTGATATTTTTCAGGAACACCAAGTCCTTTTCCGACTTCGCTCCAAACATTCGGTGGATTCAAAGCCTTTTTCGCAGCTTCGTATCCTTCATTCGGAGCGAGGCCACCTGTTGGTGTTTCTGCAGGAGGAGCCGCAGGGGTTGTATCTTCCGTTCCACCAACTTGTTTCGTTGCGGTCGGGAGGTCGGCCTCTGCGTATTGATTCGAGCCGGGAAGAGCTTTGTATGAATCCGCGACTTCGGGATGAAACCATGAAGGCTGTTGAGTGTCGTCTCCTCCGCCAATTTGATCGAGGCCAGCGACTTGACCGAGACCTGCAGCTTTGTTGAAACGCTGAAGATATTTTGGAACAGTCGTGCCAGTTATGTCAGCTGTTTGTTGCGTGGTTTTTGCAAGCGGTTTGCCCGTGAACCAAACAGAAGCGGCATCTTGCGGAGTTCCGTATTTGCTTAATGCCTGACCAAAATAATGTTTCGCGACTGCTTCTTGCGCGTTTTTGTCCGCCAAGAAATCTTCTGGCGTCATTGCTTTGCCGAGAGCTTCCTGCGTCCATGGGCCAACATTCGAGCCCATGACTTGATATTTACCATAAGCCCTGTCACCTCTTTTCGTCGTTGGGCCGAGTGCGCCGTAGTTTCCGCCGCTTTCGATTTTGCCGAGAGCGTTCAGATAGTTTGGCAAATTTTCATCGTCGGAAACTGTGCCTGTTGTTGCGTGGCCCATGCGACCGCCTTTTGCCGCCAAAAGCATTGGCAAAAAGTCCATGAGCGCAGATCCAGCACTCGCCGCGCCTTTTGCCAAAGCCAATGCATCCCCAACACCCAAACCTGTTTGCGAAGTTGAACCTGTTGGATTTTGCGCAGTCATGAGAGTATGCTGATTTTTTTCGTCAGGAATATCTAATTTACCACCAGAATCATCTGCATAAGGTGTATCTCCACCACCGAGTGCGCGGTGCATCCTTCCGCCTGTTGCGGCAGTCAAATCATCGCCGGGCGCGAAATCAGCGCTCGCCAAACCTTCCGAACGAATCGGAGGAAGCGGAATTTCCGATTCTGAATGTTGAGTGTCCGGTGTTTTTACGGGTGGGGTTGGCGCAGGAGCCGCAGGAGCAGGATTTTGCGACTGGTTTTGTTGTGTATTTTGATCTGCGTTCTGGGATTTGTTCATTCCCATTTTATCCATTAACATTGCGGCAAAACCTTTGTCGCCAGTTTTTGGATTGTTTTTGAACAAATCGGCAATGGTCTCAGCGGTTTTCAATCCGCCCATCGTTTGTTCCATGCCCGTTGGGTGTTGAGCCGGATTCCCTTCTGCTTTCAACAAACTGTAATGCGGGCCTTGTTCAAGAGGAACACGCGAGGCTTTGCCTGTTGCGTTGGCCAACTGGCGAGCCGCTGGAACGAAACTATTTTCGCCAGAAGCCAACCCTGCTTGTTGGCGAGCAATAATGTTTTGTATGTTGTTTGGATCGTATGGGTCGTAGCTCGAGCCAACGGAGCCTGTCACCGCATGATGTTCGCGCCCACCAGCCATGAACCCTGAACCTTCATGCTGAGGTCCGACCATGCCGCCTTCCGAGCGACCATTGTCGTTGGCAATTTTGTCGTAATCAACCGTTTTATATCCACCCGCGAGGCCGACGGCTTCGGGGTGAACATGCTCGACTTCATCTGCCATAAAGCCGACATGCGTATGGCCTTCTGGATCATGCTTATATTTGAACGCATAAATCGGAAGGCCATGGTCGGACTCGCCAATACGTTTGATATCATGCTTGAGCCGACGATCCGAGAAAAACGGCATGGGTTGATTCGTCGTTGTCGTCGAACCCGAAAGCGCTCCCGTTCCTTCCGCAATATTCGCCAAGAATTGAGCAACCTGAAATGGATAGGCTTGCTGTTGAAGGAATTGATTGTAGAGTGCCGTATTCCCAGCTTGCTGAGTTTGTTGGCCGAGCGTTCCTGCGCCGAGCTGAGCTTGAGCACCTTGAAGTCCTGCAGCTTGAGCACCTGCGCCGAGGTTGCCCATTTGCGCTGCCAATGCACCTTGTTGACCCAAACCAGTGAGATAATTTTGTGCCGCGCCCTGATAGCCTGTTTGGGCCATGTTCGCAAGCGTGTTGCCCAAAGCGAGGTTTTGTTGGTTCATCAATGCAGCTTGCGCGATGTTGCCACGGTCGCCACCAAAAGCGCCTTGAGTTATGGTGTTCCCCAAAAGTTGCTGTTGCTGCTGCTGATTAACATTTTGCATTTGTGCAGCGGTCGCGCCCATGGCTTGGTTCACGAACGGGTTCATATACCCCGCCACGCCTTGCTGAAAGCCTTGAGGGGACAATCCGCCGTAAGCCTGAGAAGTGCCCTGCATGGCCGCTGCATAAGCTGGCTGAGCCGCATTTGCCTGTTGGTTTATATTGCTGATGCCAGCCTGTTGCTGTTCATTCAAAGGCGCAACAAAAGCATTTGGATTCGTGCTGTATTGTTGAAACGGTTGAGCGGCGGTTTGTTGCGCGGTCGCGTTGACCGAGTTATACCTCGCCAATACCTCTGGTGGGATTTGAACGCTTTGGGTAGTCGTCCCGGTCTTGCCGCCCATTTCAATGCTCCGTCAAATGCGTGTCGGCCATGGATTCATCTTTCCACTCGCCTGTTCTTCCGCCATAAATCCAATAAGCCCCAGATTGAGGCCCAAATTGTCTCTCATAAAGCCGAACTTTGCCTTCGACTCGCTGAGAGCTGAGAATTCCAATAACCAGTGGGATCTGAAGAACCTCTGCGGTTTGTTTCGCAAATTCGCAAAGTTTTCTCGCTCGACCACCTTTTGCACTGCGGAAGTCAGGATGAACGAAAATCGCACGTTCGACAATCGTTAAATCATCAGAATACCACAAAGGTTCCGTTCTGAGCAAAATAGCTGCCTCGAATTGCTCGCCGGAGCGACCAATGATCCCAACAATACCATATTGCCTCGTCAACCCGGCCCAAATCTCATTCAGCAATTTTGCTGGATTCGGATTCGTCAGTCCATTTTCTTCGCAAGCTGCAAGCGCAAGTTGCATCATTCCGTCCACGTCTTCGGGTGTTCCGACCCTGACATTTAGTTCATTTTCCATTTGACTCAATCCCTCTTTGGTCCAGGAAGTTTCTTCAACGTATCGATCGTCTTTTTACGGTAACTTTTCACGAACTCGTCCAAGATCTCATGACCATGGTCGATGTCGCCTCCTCCAAGGTGCGTAACGTCTTCCGGAGAAATTACGTATTCTCCGCCAGCCGCGACGATCTCGACTGGAGTTTTTCCGCCGCTCGCGCGAGCGCCGTATGGTTTGCCTTCCGCATAAGGCGCGGAATCGGAAGCGTAGGGCTGTTTTTGTTTATTGAAATAAGGCGGAGAGCTGAACATTCGCCGAGCAATTTTGAACCCGGCCATCGTGTTGCCTTCGCCCATTGCACCGATGATGTCGGCAGGAATGACGTATGAACCAGAGGCAACCGTCATTGGCAAATGGTCCGTGCGCCCTGCGACCGGGGAATGGATCGGGCCTTCATGGAACTGATGTTGAATCGGAAAATTCGACTTTGTGTAAGACATGTCGCCTTTGTCGTAACTCATGTCGGCGAATGGCCCACCTTCAGCTTTTGCTGTTCGAGCGGATGCCGCAAATGCTTCATCGGTCGGTGCACCTTTTGATCCGAGTTTACGCATGTGTTCTTTTGAACCATGAGCGATGCGCTGTTGCTTGGCATGAATGTTCGCATACAATCCGCCACCAGTTGCTTTTGTGTGACGAGCGGTGTTCAATGCCGCAGCGATTGCTTGATCGCGAGGATGACCAGCATGAATCATCTCGGAAATGTTATGGCTGATCGTCTTTTGAGATTTGCCAGGCGTTAAGGGCATAATTATCCTCAAATATTTGGTGTGTAAGAAACGACAGCGGACATACCAGTTTGGCAAACCACAACCAACCCATTGGAATAATGGATACGTGTATCACGGTATGGTACGAAGTTAGAGGCGTTGGCGGGTAGTGATTCGTAAATCAAATTAGATGACCCAATGCCCCCAACCGTAGCCGAATCATAAATAAGCACTTGGTTAGAGCCGGACGACGCGGGAATGGAAATGCTAAACATAATACCCTTGCCGACCACAATAGACGTTGTTGTGGCTACAACCGTTGGGCATGAGTTGGTTGGATTGTTACCTGCCGCAAAGCCAGCAAGGATTGTTACTTCTGTGGCAAGTGTCTGCAAATAACCGGAAAGATTATTGATGGCGATTACGCCGTTTTTCTGGGTAGTTAGGATATCGTCGAGCGATGCACCCATTAGAACCTCCCGTCAATCTGATAGCGATACCGAATAGCACCTAGCCGCCAGAACGTACCAACGTCGTTGGACGATATATTGAAAGCCATCAAACGCGCCCTGATCCGAACGGATATATATTCTGTAGCTTGCGTCATGGTGTATGGGCCATACTGAACAGGCGTATCGCCGGGGTAATTGGTAACATAGAACGTAATCTGCACCGTAGCATTAGGGTTGCCGGAATACGTACCCCATTTCATGTCGGGCCATATTTGATCGATAAAGATCAAGTTATCGGCTTCATTAAGCTCAAAATAACCCGTTTGGAAAGACGACAGCATGGCGGTTGTTTGGGTGCCGTTAGCCGCGTCGTTGCCTACTTCATGTTGATAAAGGTAATTATCAGACCCAGCACCAATGGGAGGCCCAAGCACAGATTGATCAATCCAAGCAGTACGACCCAAAGTCCCAAAGTCCCATTGTTGGAGAACCGTATTGTATTTAACATAGCTATCATTCTCGGTGGATGATGCGGATGGATAGTACCATGTAATCTCATTGAATTGGCTGTTTACACCGCAAGCAACCTTATAAAGATATGACGTGTTGATATTTTGGAAAATAACGTCCCAAACAGGACATGGGATAGATTGAACGCCCGAACCAACCATCATAAAAAATTGCTTTTGGCTCATCCAATAGACAGCGCCGTTTAATTGTCCTGAGCAGTGACGCGATACAGCGCCGCAATTTGAGCCAATTTTGTTGAACCCGTAGACAAACGGAGACCCAACATACTGCATGGCCCATAAATCAAGGTCAGTCCATAAAAGACCCTGCTGTGGACCTTGGATGCCAGCGACAATCTTGGATCCTGTCGGAATGCGATAAGAACCCGCCTGATTGGTGACGGTGCCATTCCATGACGTAAAATCGCCAATATCTGACCAGCGAACCAAAAGCGGATCGGGCGAAAGCGTAAACGACGATCCGTAAGCAATTACTTGGCGTTGAGGCATGGCGACGAAGATGCCACTGTTTATAAGAGGACCGTTACCTCCAACAATTTGAGCATTTTGTAATTGACCGCTTGGATCCCAATAATAAATTGCGCCACCTGCCGGACAGGCAATCAAATCTTGGCCAAAATTATCTAACGTCCAATCGGTAGCCGTAATCGGTGTGCCGGGGACGCTAGGTTGTGTTGTTCCAATACCAAAGCCGCCTGTACCATAACCACCAACGCCAAACCCCGTTCCAACAGGCTGGGGGCCAATTGCTACATAAAAATTAGAACGAATTAATCCGCTATTAATAACGGTAGACGTTGTTGGTCCAACGGTTGAAGTCGCGCTGTTTGCCGCAGAAAACGTAAATATGCTTGTGCTTGTAATGCTAAGAACAGTGTAAAGACCAAAAAGAGGAATACCGCCGACCGTTGTAGAGACGCCCACATAAAATGAACCTCCAACGGTAAGGCCGTGGTTGTCAAAATAAGTTGTTACAATAGAAGAGCCGTTGGTAGTGGCAAAGGCATATTCAGCAACAAGACGCGCTGTGCCGGAGCCAGATCCAACACCAGTAGCATTGAAGATGACGCCAACCGTATTGGCTGCTGCACCTATAAGTGTAAAATCAGTGCTGCCCACCGAAACGATTTGATAGGTATTGCCAACAACAAATGAGCCAGCGACCGTGTTTGTAGAGGTATTAGCCGTTGTCGTGGCATTTGATGCGGCGGTGATTGAGTATTGAGTACCTGCGGCTGATTTAATTAAATATGGGCCAGTAAGAACCAAGCTGCCAACCGAAACGGGGGTAACATAGTTGACGTAGTCCAATACAGATGCCGTGATATTTGAATCGGTAACAGTTACAGTGCTAGAACCAGCCGTTGTTGAAAAAACTGGAGCCGTGTTTGTGATCGATGTTTGGGGGGTAATATTGGTTAGATTGTTGCCCGTCAAAACATTGAGAGAAGATTCTGCTCCGATGCCAAGATGGTTTACAGCATTAAGATCTGCCCAACCTTTAAGGGCGCGTATTTTGGAGCCGATTGAAGACGCATAATAAGCCACCCAACCGCCGAGCTTTTGAGCCAAACCATAACCATTACGTTCTGGGAGAAAACGAACAAGCTGAGAAGCAGAATATGCCGCCTCGTTCAACGCCGGAGTGGTGTTGGTTTCAATGCCGGGCTTTAGCTTGATTGTATTATGAGGCATTTGTTACCTCGTTGGCGAGGCAAAAGGTGCAGGAGAATAAGGCGTCCATGCAGCGGATTCAAATTTTTTGCGGTTCTCTTCGACCATGGCGCTTTTGAGCAATCCTTGGTATTGGCTTTCATAAGTTTGAGCCATGGCTGGGTCGTCGTTCAACCGACCAAAGTTACGTTGATAGGCCGAGATATAAATCATGGAAGCCATGATCATCATGTCTGGCAAATAAACTGATATATAAGTTTGCGTATTCGTAGCAGACAATGGCGCAGAGCGAACTGTTCCTGTCAAACGAACGGAATAAGTCGAATCCGGTATTGGACCAACAATCATATTTTGACTAGTTAAACCAGTTGTCGCAGAGTCGCCGCCATAAACAGCAAAGTATTGCGGAAGCCCTTGCGTTGAACCTGTGCCATATACATTTTGAATAAATTCTTTTCCGACTGGCAGAAGAGCAGAAGAGTTTCCTAAATTGTCAATTACTTCAAATGTTTCCATAACGACGAATTGAGAAGTCGGAATTGTTAAAGTCCCATTGCCGGACGTAAAAGAATAAGATGAATTGCTGATTTGGGTTGAAAGGAAATCAAGATCACGCTGCATCCGCAGTTCGGCATAAGAAATCATTTGAGGCAAAATGATTTGAAAGTTTGTGTCCGTTGTTGGGACAACTGCCATGGTTGCTATCTGCTGGACGTAGGTATTGTAATCCATTACTATCCAACCATTTTTGCAGCAGTTTCTTTTACAAATGCAACCCGGTTGCTCCAGCCATGGCCATCATGAGACCAACCCGGCAAAGATTGCAAAAAGGCAAGTCTATTATCGCAGATTTGCGCGGATAAGTCAATGGGATCGTACGAGTTGACCAATGATAATGTTCCATCGCCGATGATCCCATCTTGAACCGCACCAACGCAAGCCTGAAGAATTTTCGCGGCTCGGCCATCGCCGGAGTTTACTTCGAAATCGAACAATGCATAATCGACGCCAGAAGGAAGCAAATCCCCTTTGTTTTTGTCCCAATACAAAGATTTATAAAACGGCATGACAAGCTCGGGCGTTAAGCCACGCATTGTCGCTTCATCGACTTCATGTCCGACGTAAGCCTCCCATGCGCGTTTTGTTACGCCAAAGTTTGTCATTCCACCCGGATCTTGTGGATCGTTAACATAGCCGCCCTCTTCTTTTAGAATAAGAGCAAAACATTTTTCGAAATTTTCTTTCATTGTTTATTCCCCAAAGAAGCCGTGAGTGCATCGGTCTTTTGTTTGGACCCAGCAGAAGAGCCAAAATAAAAACCCATGACGCTTGTCCATGCAGTCCCGAGCGTACCGATCAGCATAAGCAATGCTTCACCGCCCGTGGCTGGAAGGCCAAAGTGCAGGATGTACGCAATGATGCCGAAGAAGCCCAGCGTGACGCCCACAGCCAATACGCGGGGGATCCAGTCGCGGGTTGCGATCTGCATATTACGAGCTGAATCGCGATCCTGTTCAGAGATACGTTCCAAATCAATGTCCAAAGATTTCATTTGAACTTTGAAGTCGGCGTCAATCTTTTTAAGCGCAGCCAACTGATCGCCAGTAGGATTGGCAAGAGCCGACATAATGTCGTCCTCGGTGCCATTCTCATGGCCGAAGAGGGCATTTGATACGGCCTTAACCGCCATACCCGCGATAGGGCCACCGAGAGCTGTTGCAATCGTGGGAGCCACCGACCCGATCAACGGGCCAAAGGTTTTAAGAATGTCCATGTTATTTCACCGTTAAAGTTAAAACGATACCAATCAAAGCAATGCCAAGAACCAAGAACCCAACAATGCTGCTCACCATAATCAAATCCTTACGCGCCTCTTCCTGTTCCTTTAATGCAGCCGCAGCCTGACGAGCCGCCTCCTTACGCATTTCAATCACTTGCCGTTGAATTCCTTCCCATGCCGCGGGGCCGTATTGGCCAACGAACAAGTTTTTCACCTGAAGTTGCATATCGAGGGCTTTGGCTTTAACGGCGTATATCTTGACCGCTTCGGCCTCAAACTCGGCTTGCGATTGAAACAGCTTTTTCTTGCGAGGTGTTGATGCAATCGTAACGATCTGGCCCACTTTCCCAAAAAGATTGCTCACCTTCTCGGCGGTCGCCATCATATCCTGCCCTGCATCGACGGCGGACTTGATTGAATTATATATTGTTGTCGCAGCAGCTATGAGCGTAAATGGATCCATGATAACCTCAAAACGGCGGCGCTTGGGTCTGAACAACTGGCTGGGTTAATTGCGACAATTGGCTTGTTATGCCACTCTCAACCGCCCTCATATTTATACTTTGATCGACCCACGCAAACGCCATCGCATACGTTATATCGGCATAGGGAATGTATTCAGCGGGGTTTGGCGCACCCAATTGTACCGTACCAGAGGCCGATGATGAGATTGACCCATTTGTGCCCGTGCAAACCCAATTGATCGCAGTCACGACATTAGGCAAGCCATCCGACGTTGGGCTGACAATAAACTGAGGAAAGGTCCATGTAAAATCGGTCATGTATCACTCAAAAGTACGGGTAAATGTTAAATTGCCCAACAATGCCGCCATAACTGCCGTCAAACGGATTGCCTTTTTTGGCCCAATAAACCTGAATAATAAAATTCGTATTGTTCCAAGATAGATAAAAGCCGATGCAAGACGTATCGCGTCCAGCCGAAAATTGTGCAGCGCCGTTGTAATAATAACCCTGTTGAGGCGTTTTACCGCTCAAGATTTGAGCCGCCGTGGCAAGTTGATATGTTCCGCCAGCGCCCGTTTGGGAATCAGCAGACCACGCATCGACCGTGCAATAAATTCCTGTCGTTTGAGAAAACGAAACCCTACCGTTCAAATATCCGGCGTATCCGTTTTGGTCGTTTGGAGGATATCCGACCGTACCAATGGAATAATTGGTTACCGACGTAAACCCAGTGAACGTGTCTGCCGTGCTGTAAAAGTCAGCCATAGTAATCGCGCCAGACGAAAAGGTCGCCGTCTGATAGTTGTTGCCCGTGTAATATGTCCTGCCGCGATAGGCATTAAGGTTGTACGCCGCAACTGATGGGAACGACGTGACGATATTGCCGACAGAAATCGCGCCAGTTGACGGCGTTAAAGACGACATTCTTTTTCCCCTTCAAGTTTTTCAACCTTAGCGGAAAGTTCCTTAATGGCCTCAATGAGAAGGGGGACAAGACGTTCGTAGCGGACAGTCAGGTACTGCTCGTCGATTGGAGCGGGGGCTACCACTTCCGGCATAACAGCCTGAACCGATTGGGCAGATACACCGACTTCTTTGTAAACCTTATAGCCAAGCGCCTGAGCCGTCTCGTTTGCTTCGTAATAAAAACCGGAAAGCGATTTCACTTTGTCCAAGGCGTTATCAATTTCGCCCAAACGGGTTTTAAGCCTATCGTCGGAATAGTACGCCGTGATATTGTTGGTGGCGCGAATTTCGCCTGTCGTACCAGAAGCCGCCGTGCCTACGCCGAGCGAAGCGATCTGGGACGTACCGGAAACGGTCTGCGTTGTGACGGTTGATGTCGTGACGGTCTCAGTCGTGATGGCCGCTGTGCCGATGGTTGCCGTGCCTGTAACCGTAATGCCTGAGAAGGTTGGCGTACCCGTAACACCGCCGTCGTCGGCTTTCTTGACGTTCGTGCCATCGCAATAAATCAGCGTATTGTAGCCCTGCGGGACGGCCACCGTTGTTCCGGCGGATGCGTTGCTGCCGTTGTTGGATCCCACCGTGACGGTGAACGAATTTGTCGTGTTATTGGTTACAACCCACATACCCGCGATGCCCTGCGGCAAAAGAACCGTTTGGTTGGCTGACAAAGCGCCCGTGAGGTTAAATCTCATGCACTGGGACGTTGAACCCGCGCCCGTGGCGCTTGGAGCGGCAATGTTGGTGTAGGTCGACGCGCCCGTGTTGACGGAAACGCCTGTTGTGTTGCCAAACATCTGGTCAAGGATGGTGGAATTGTAGTTAAGCGGCTGGTCCCACGTTGGCGACGTGCTGTTATACGCTGGCTCGTTCAGGGCAAGGTTGGTTGTAGTGCTCATGGCTTGTCCGCCTTATTGTCAAGTTTGTCGTAAATACGTTGGAACATATCCTCAATATGCTTCATTCTCTGGTCTAAATCTACCTTCAAGACATATTCCTTTGGCATATTGGCTTCCAGTTTATTCAAATCACGTTGCAGTTCTTTGACCGCGCCCCATAGTTCACGCAGAAGCCACCCCGCCACCGTCAGGATTGCGCCGCCAACTATGTCTATAAGGGTTTGATAATCGGTCATGGTTAACGCGCCCTGCTGGAGTTGAACGGATTTTCCGCAAATGCGGCGTAGATGTAAGTGCCGCCACTGCCATTTAATCCACCGGTTGACGACCTGAATTTAAATCCATTTGACAACAAATCTAAATCGGTGTTTCCGCTTGATTCTGCATTGCTTGTGTTGGCGGCCAATTCATCACCCGCAACATTATAAATGTCTCTTGAACTGTCGTATATCCACCAATTTGTTGTGCTTGATGCTGTTGTTTGTTTAACCATTATCCAACGCGGCCTAAACCCTGTATATACGAACGTGCCATCAGCCGATCCATTACCCGTGTACGATCCAAATGCACTGTAGCCAGCTACTGCGGCCCAGCAGTAGGCAACCATATTTTGCGCGTTACCGTTAGTTTGGGCTGCTCCGGCTACTGAAAAAACTGATGATGTCGGTGAAGTATTATTCCACCAAGTTGATGTTGCAAACTGAGCATTTGTGGCATTTAAATACATGCCATTAGTTGCACCCATAGACGTATGATATACCGCCCAATCAACAGACGCTTGCGTTCTGGTTTTTACAATAATCATAGATGGCGCAACGCCAAGACCATGACCTACTGTTGCGGCGGCAAAAGTACCTGTAAACGTCACCACAGAGAACCCTGCGGTCGTGTTAGCCGACACGGTGGACGTGATGCTGCCATTGGTGTTGGAGACGCCTGCGCCGTTGGCTTTCCACTGCCAGCCAATGTAATTGTCTACACCGTTCACATCCGTATTGTTGCCAAGTGTAAATCCGTTAGAAGCAAACCCCGTAATAGCACTTGCCGTTGAAGTTTCGGCAGCCGTAGAATTTGAATAAAGCTGTAAATTTGCACCACGGACAGAATCGGTAAGATAGTGAAAAGCAGTTGCGCTTCTATCTTTTACCCAAACCAAATCCGGTTTAAATGTTGTAGCAATCGTATTGTTATTACCATTGTTAATAGACTGCGTAGAATTATTACCCGTATAGGTCGTAGCCGCCATATACTGCGCCCCGTTTGCAATGGTAGGCGTAGGCAGGTTGTAGGTGTTCAGTGCATTGAAGCCCGTTGGCGGGGTGTAGGCAAAACCACGTTGCCCAAAATTAACAAATCCAGTGTTGGTTTGTGCGCCAGAACCGTTAGACACAAACGCTGCATAACTTCCGGCTGTTACCGAAACGGCTGTTCCATTTGTAGAACCGTTTTTATAAAATTGAACAGTTCCCGCGCTACAATCAAATGCTACACCACAAATATCTGTTGTAGCAGCATACGAAGAAACAGCTTGTTGACTTACATTGGCTTTGTAAATTGTGCCAGTTTGCAATTCCATAACAACGCAATTAGTTGCTGAGACGCCAGAACTTGTTCCAGCAGTTGCGGCGGGTATAATGCCAATTTCACAAAAGTTACCGCCCGTCCAAGCAGCCTCAAAATACCATTTACCTGATGTTGGAACTACAGTTGAAACAGCGTTGGTTGCTCCAACAGGTTGTGAAAAATTGAGATTTCCGTTGCTTAATGTTCCAGAATATGAAGATGGAACCGTTGCGTTAAGCGTGGCATAATTCGCCACCGACGCAGACGTAACCGTAGGGCTATCCGTCATGCTGTCGTAGGTGCTACCCGCCGTCAGGGAGATGTTGTTCGTCGTCC